GCTGGAACCTGAAAACAGGAACTAAGGACAGGCTAGGGAGAGCCAGAGGCTGGCATGACATATTGTCGCCAGCCCGAGCCTCCCTGGTCCTAACCTCCACAACCTTAGGTCCTCCAATGGTGGGGCCTATAGGTATTTTCTATCCAAGGAGTCTGAACGGAGGACTTCGGTTACCTACTAACCGAAGTGGCCCATCGACAACCGCATCATACACGCCTGCATACGGTTATATGCATGCGCGATGATATCGCGTGTTGTCGCGAGCGCCTCCGAATCAGACCTGGACAGAAGTCTCAACTGCTAGGGAGCTACGGTGAGAGCGCGTCGGTTGAGCAAGAACTCATCCAGTTCGAAGGAATCTGGAGTCCAAGGAATGTACTTTTGTTCCATTCCGAGGATTTGCATACCAGGATGGTACGCAAAGAGCTTTTCCAACCGGGAACGCAGGTCAGGGATTAACCTGACTTGCGCCCGCGCTTTCTCCCGGGCCTCCTTACCAATAGGAAGCCCGAGAGTAGGCGTCACCGCCCTCACCATCGCATCCTCCAGCTGCGCTGTTAGGATGGTCTCCAGGTTGCCCTCTAGGGCATCCCGGATGATCCTCCCTTGCAGTAGTAGCCGCTCTGCCTTGAGGCTTTTCAGCCCAAGGCAGTGCAAGGCTACTCTCACGGTCCTATCACTAATGGCCGGTTCTGCTAGTGCTGCAAAGAACTCCTTCGGAGTCGATGCCCACCGCATTGCCCACCATACGTTAGGATCTTCGAGAGGGCCTGCCGCTTCTGCAAGAGCAAGCAGGAGGCTGCGCACAGACTTGGAGACCTTCCGATCTCCAGGTTTTCCGAGCACAACCATCAGGACACCGGTCCAGTCAACATCAAAACCACGACGTTGCAATTCTACACAATTTGCGTAGAAATGCACCTTGCTACAACTAGCAAGGCCGAAGAGGTTCCAATGCAGTCCGGTTATCTCAGTGCCTTCCGCAAAGCTGCGTTTTGCAAACTCTGCACCGCCAACAGCGTGCACGCTCTTGGTCCTATTAATGTTGACTCCCAACTGGGACATCAACACTTCATAGGCCTGAGCGACGGCACCGTCAGCTATGACGATGTCATCGCCCAGGAGCCGGTAGTCTAGGAATCTAGACTGCCGACCTGCCTTCAGAGCGGCCCACTGTACCACGGTATGGTGGGTAAGAGCGAAGGCCGCCCACGAGGACAACGTCCCCATAGGTTGACCGACGGCATAACGCACTTCCCGGCCAGACTGGCCGGGCGTCTTGTACCCACGGTTGGTCAGCAAGAGACTCCAGACTTGACCGTATCCGGCGCCATACCCCCTCAACAGATGATCTAACAGGTAACTCTGGAGTGTTCTTGGAAATCGATCTGTGGCGGCTGTAAGGTCGAATGACCACAACTCCCGTCTTTCAGCGGACCACTTTTGGACATCCCTGGCCCCCCCGTCCTGGTGCCACGTGGCATCAGTAGGGAGCGTCTTCAGGATGGCCATCAGTGCGTCATGCAGAGGGCGGAGAGCCACTTGGGTCCAATAGTCTGAAATCGCGAAGATACGATTCTTCGTAGCTTCCGGTTTCACACCTATTTTCCCCAAGTACAGCTTAGTCACAGGAACGAGCCCAAGAGCCACTGTCAGAGTCGCCAGTTTAGTGACCCTGAATGAGAGCTGGTGTCCTTCCTTAGGATAGATTTCCCGTACCCACTTATGAAACCACTGACCCGTGTCCTTGGATCTCTCCAAGGCCACTGCGTCCAAGTGGGCTGCTAATAGGGCATGCCCGTTGGGCCCCCCTCGATTGGTTGCAAAGAGCTTAGCTCTATCCAACCGCAGCGGTTCGGTAACACCGAGCATAGGTAACAGTACGGGAACTTGTCGACGATATTCTTCCTCCACCTCAGGGATGGAATCCCCAGGTCGCGTTATGTTTTCCAAACGTAACGGGCGCTCTCCGGTATAACACCGGTAGAGCGAGAGTAAGAATAAGACAATCGCCTTAGTCATACGATCGGTCTCCGACCGAAGCGTTTGCCTAAGGTCCAGCGGAAGGTAGGTCGGATAACCATACCGGTCCGTCGGAACGCGTAACCGCATAGCCTCCTCTTTCGAGAGAGGGTCACCCAGGAGCTCCTTCCTCGCGAGCCACTCGGCTCCCTTGAAGAGGTCCTGAGCGGTTGCCGTACCCTGTGCTTTCCGCAACTTGCAGAAAGTAGAGTGG